GTGCAGTGGCAAGTCTATACATGCCCTTCTCTTTACGAGTAGTGCTTCTGTTCAAACCTTGCTTGTATTCTTTGGTGCGGCGTCTCTGAGCACCTGCATCTCTTGCTCTAGCATATGCTCTATCACCCAGTTTGGTTTCGCCAAGAACTTCAGCATTCTTGTCGTAGTTATCAAAGTGCTCGTGCTTCTCAGAAATCAGAATCTCAAGTTCTTCGACAGGGACATTCTCGTAGATGTACTCACCGTTGGTGATGTCGTAGTGAGTTACGGTGCCATCCTCAAGCATCGTGTGCATCTCAGGGATGACATCAAACTCTTCTTTCTTGTAGTTGACCTTCTTAGCACAGTCATGCTTCTTACGCTTACCACCCATCTCGTCCTTACCAAGGGCACCAGTGATAACATCACGGCGAGTTACCTTGTCATAAGGAGGAGCATTGTTGGCAAGATTGCCATCATTCTTTTCCTGCACCTGTTTATAGGCAGCAGACATATCGGGTAAGTCTCTAAGATTCATTTTACTAAGCGTCCTTGTCCTTTTTATTTATCTTGCGAATGAATTCACCTGGGGTGAGTTTTCTCATATAGTTAGCAAGTTTATCTGTACCCATCTCACCAGCAGGTGTAAAATCAAAAAACTTGATATCATTCCTTTCAACCAAGTCTTTCAACCAGGAACGGAATATATTATCACGCTCATCAATACTGATGAGATAATTGCTACCGCGACTAACGACTTTACTAATGATCCCTGTGTTAACATTTTCTACGAAGGTTCCTACTTCAAACAACCCGCCATCAAAGTATGCTTCACGCAGACCCCTAGGGTCTAACTTAGGAGCAACCTCATGTAATGAATACGATGCTTCAGCAAAATCGTCATAAGACTCTTCTACTTGCATCGCTTGGCGTAAAAGCAAGTATAGCGTCTCTCTATCTTTTTTGCTTAAGGATTCGGGGATTCCTTCATCAAACGTATCAAAGTCATCTTCAACTGCTGCCTTACGCATCTTGGATGCAGACATACCCTCAACCCCTTCAGCGTCAGGGTCACGTCCACCTGCAGATGTTACTTTGATTTCGTCAAATGTGTATAAGTCTCCGTTGTATTTTGTTGCGAGTGAGTTGAACTCGCTAACTCTATCCCCACCCACCACAATATTAACTTCACTATATCCATCACTATCAAGGGCGGTGAGCACATCAAAAATAGTACGCATGTCGGGATTATCAACAATTGCGTTCGCGTGATCGGGATATGCCATCCGCATATACTTAATTTTCGTTCCCGCGTCAAGGGGGTTCTTCTTAGGATCCTCCGACCTTGAGGGGTATATTCGATATTCTCCTCCACTTGTTTGTGCCTCTCTAGCTACTTTTGCTAGAAGTTTTTCATGACCAACAGTTGGTGGATTAAATCTTCCAAATGTAATAGATATTGAGCCTTGATCGACCTTACCCTCGCCGCCTCCAGTTTCTTCTTCTCCATTCTGCTGAGTTGGCGTAATGTCTGGGTTTTTAGGGTCAACCTTTACGAGTTTTCCATCTTTTGACATATGGGTGACGTTGCCAGATGCGTCGGCATACCTACCGTACCCAATATGCTGTAGTTTTAAAGTCTTTGCAGCCTTTGCTGCTTGTGATTTTTCGGCTTCGATTAGAAAAGCACTGAACTTTTTCATTCTACCAATTCTTACTAAGATTAAAGTTTGCTTTACTAAAGGTCAATCGATCGACAAGTTTGTAAGGATTGGTTGAAACTGTGACAAACCCCTCGTGACGAGTAGGTTCTCCATCGATGTAACATTCAACATTTCCATTTACAATGATCGCATCGAGTAGACGCTGTTTCAGTTGGAAGATTTTATGCCAGACCATAAAGGTCGTCACATTAACTTCTCCCTTATATTTAGCTTCCAAGATATTATGCATAAATTTTGCATCGGGAATTTTACCCATACGAATAAACTTGTTCATCAACTGTCTGCAATATGAACGAGCATACACGTTCTTTGAAACCTTGCAGAAAGGAATCAGAGCAGCAATCTCAGCAGCATCTTTCAGAAGATTGGAGCGTTTTATTTCAGCATCCATCGTGTCAATAAAACGACAGTAGTCGGTAGATGGCAGAGTAACACCAATCTTTGCTTCTGCGTTAGGTGAAATCTCAGTGTAAGAAGTATGAGGTGCTAAAACAATTTGTTGATTAATCGGAGTGGGAAAGCGATACTCCAGAGTATTAGGACGATAAACAGTCCCACCACCGACACCGATCCAATCAGCTTGGACAATACCACTGATATGAGGAAGATAACGAAGACATAACTTAAGGATATCAGCAACATGCCCTTGATGATTCTTCGCAATGTCCTCATAGGTGTAGTTGATTTTGACTTGACGTTTGTTGAATACAGACTTAGTGCCAACAAAGAACATACCGTCAGCAGGATTGGTGCCAAACACAATAGCAGGAGCACCGTCCCACTTCGTGCTGACCTGCTTGACAGTCAGTGCTTCTTTCAGGGCACTAAGTGCCACACGACGACCATCAAAGATCGAATCCTCCAGGTGCTCAAGGTGTTTGTTTGGCATTCTGTCCGTGTCTATACCACTATTATAGCATGTCAGGGTGGAGTCACACATAGTCTTGTGCCAGTTTCGTTACTGTCTAACATCAAAACGGAAAGCGACACTTGAAATACCGTCTCTTGACTTAGCACGAATATCAATCTTAGTCTTCTTTACCATCTTTTTAATATATGCATCATCAATTTGTCCAAAGAACGAAGGCGATAACATATAGTTTGATACCGCATTAGTATTATTTTTAAAATAGTTTTTACCTGTAAGTGTTTCTTCAATCAGACAATACAGAAATGCAGGGTCTTCTTCCAGGTAATCAAATAAATCTTTAATCAGTTTAGGTTTGTTATTTGCTAACCAGAGTTTATAGTTTTTATCATCTTTGATACGACCACTGACATCAACCAACTCTTTAACTTGATTGGGTTTACGCTCAGTTGCTTTTGCTAAGTTTTTTTCAGTTAACAGTTTAGTTGGTGTCTTTGAAATATCATCAATCAACTTTGCTAAGTTTTGTCCTCTTCTACCAGGGCACATAGCAGCAGTTGCTGCCATCGCTCTTGCTGTACTAGGACCTTCAGCACTTGATAACTGAATGGGTCCTTTCATTTTGACTGAACATCTTACAGCGTTTTTACCGTTCTTTTGAAAAACTACATCAGTCTTTGGTTCTGGGTCACCTTCAATCCCTAACTCATCACTATGAAATGCACCTGCTAATAAACTAGCATCTTTCTTTTGAACTAGGTCAACACACTGTTTTGCTTGAGCTCCAACTGTCCCAGTATATTCTTTGAGGTTTGAATGCTTTGCTGCTCTCGCTTGTATTTCTGCAATAGGAGTGCCAACTCGCATCAAAGACTCAAAGACAATCGCCCATTCTAGTTGTACGCCTCTGCCTTGTGCCATCTTACTCTATCGGGTCATCCAAACTATTTAGATAATCCTTTTCATTCTGATAAGGTGTCTTTTCTCCTGACCAGATTTGATACCCCTCTACAATATCTGGTATCAACCACTGGTCCACCCTATAACAATACTTCCAGTTGACGGGTTGAACACAGTTCATTACGACAACTTGGAAGAATGCTACTAGATGTATCCATAAACTATACATCAGGTCAAACGAACTCTATAGTCTTTCAGTTTTTGAATTAACTCTGGATGGTCTGACACACCATTTACGACATGTTCTCTTGCTCTGGCGATGTCATAGGATGACATAGTTTCTAATGCTTTGATAAGATGGTCTACTTCTTGTAATGAAAGGTTCATACGAATGCGATGAGTGAGTGGTAAACTGCCTCTATGTGCATGTTTCCATGTATATATCCTGCAACGATAACGCTAAGAGTCGCTGCTATTACTCCCAGTAACATCAGAATCGGAACTATCGGATTCTTCGGTAATGTCGGATTCAATGATGTATCGTCGGGTTCGTTCTCCTCTGGAGTTGAGAGTTTCTGTTCGATACCATCTTCCATCAACCAGCTCCGCTATGCTCGTTAGCAGGTTCTCTGCTATCGCTTTGTTGCTTGCTTGCTTCCACCTTGGAATGATGTGCGAGTCGTTCTGGGTCATCGTTAATAGAGGGGACAGTTGGATTTCGTGATCGGTTTTTGATTACAATGAATGCATCTTTGTTATACTTTACGGTGCCTTTAACAGGTGCCCACTTGGTGCCAGCACCGTCAATCTCATAGACAGAGGTGCCACCAATCTCAACATGGATGTCATCAGCAGTAACATCCCATCCGAGAGCAGCAACTGCTTCTACGAGTGCGTCTTCAGTGTACTTCATACATCACCTTCTTGACGGTTTTCGGAGTAGTGAACATCAAACTCACCACCAGGATAACGTGCCTTGAGTTTCTCTACATTCATCTCAATGATTTCATCGAGAGAAACACCAAGACCCATACATGCTTGAGCAACATACCACATGACATCACCGAGTTCACGTTTCAGGTGAAACAGGTTTTCTTCAGTAGGTTCTTTGCCTTGAAAAACAATCTTCTTTACAACTTCAGTAAACTCACCTGCCTCAGCACACATGCCTACAGAAGCAGTAAGCAGTCGCTCGGAAGGAAAGTCTTTGTTTTTGAGGTATTCGAGACGCTCAAAGAATACACTATTCTCTTTGCTTTCTTGCGAGGTGACGGCATTAACAAATTCCAGATACTTTTGGGGGTCAATCATACTTTAGGTCTTGAAACGTTTTCTTTGCTGTGAACTTTTTAACTAGGTCGATTTGCTGCTCTTGAGTACCCTGACCAGAATCAACCAGGTCGTCTTGAGCAGATTCCTCAACATCATACAGCCTCATCTTCGCTCTGTCAATACCTACACAGAACCTTTTATTAACGCTAAGATCGTTGTATCTATTTTTCAACTGCTTAACCATAATTTGATTCATACCTTCAAGTTCCTCAGTGCTAATGAGGGCAAACATAAGATCAGCAGTAGCAGGGAGACCAAAGGACTCACTAGTGTCAGTAAGGTCAACGTCAGAGCTACCATAACCAGAACGAGTGGTCTGCGTGGCAGATACGATAGGGACGTTTGCTTCACAAGCCAACCCTCTAAGCTCCTCTGCAATAGACTTAATATAGCTATATGAATTGATAGTGCCACCTTGCTTATAGCGGGAGGAAGCACATATATTAAGGTAATCAATGAAAATAATATCAGGTCTAAATGACTTCTTAAGTGCAAGGTCGTTAAGAAGTGCCCTAAAATGTCCACTATGTGCGCTCGCAGTAGGATACTCTTTAATAATTAGCTTACCTTGAGTCTTCTTTGAGAGATTTGTTATCTTTTTCTCAAACATTATCTTCGGAAGATCCGCGAGCTGTTGTATCGGGACGTTGAGAAGATTTGCGTCAATGCGTTCAGCGATTTTTTCCTCCGCCATTTCCATCGTGATATAGAGGACATTTTTACCCTGGAGAAGGGTTGCTGCAGCGACATGGCACATAAACAAAGACTTGCCCACCCCAGTACCAGCGAGTGCGATATTGAGAGTTTTGTTAGGAATACCACCCTTCGTAATCTTATTGAAGAAGGAAAGGTCAAACGGGATTTTAGATTCTTTACGATGGTAGAAATCATACCGTTCTTGTGCGTCCGAGACATAATCGTGTCCAATATGTTGGTCAAAAGAGACACCTAACGCTTCCGAAAGAATTTGAGGAATAGCGCCTTTGTCCCTCTTGGAATCTTGCCCGTCAGCAATCTTGACAGATTCCATAAGAGATATGTATATCGCACGCTCTTGACACCACTTTTCCGTAGTATCAATGAGCCAGTCAAAGTCTGCGGGATCATCGGAAAGGACATTTAAAACTCCAATAACATCTTTAAACTGCTCCTCTGTAAGGTCAGTTCTTTCCTGACATTCTATACCAATTGCATTCAGAGATGGTGATGCATCATACTGACTGATATATTCGTGAATCTCCAAGAAGATAATCTTATGTTCTCTTGCTGTGAAGTAATCTGAATTCAAAAAAGGCAAAACCT